CTCTTCCTTTGTATTTTCTAATTCTCTTTTTATAAGAACTAAATCTTTATAACCTAGAGGTTCAATAAAGCCTTTTTCATTTAATTTAACAATTGCTTCATAATTTTTTGTTTTAATTTCATCGCCAACAATAAAACTTTTACCACCAGCAACAAAATCTTTTATAGCAATAATTTTTTTCATAGACTTATCTCCTCTCTTTTTTCAATTTTATAAGTAATTTGGATTTGAATATCAAATGTTGCTTCTGTGCCATTTACATTATTAAGTGTTCCACAATTTAAACATTCAATACTCTGTATTCCATTTATACTAGGCAAAACGCCTTTTCTATTATTAGATTTGATTATATTTTCAAAATCTTCAAAAAACCCTATATTGCTTAATTTGTCAATATATGTTATGCCATAGTTTTTACGACTTCTAAATGAATAAATGTCTTTATGTATTTCTATACCATTTACCCATTTTTCAACTGTATTTTCAGTAGGTATTTTATCTAGTGAAAAGTCATTTACATTTCCTAAAAAATCAACACTAATTTGATAATTTTCATTTGTGGTAAGAGCGTTTATAACTCCAAATAAATATTCTCTTAACTTTGATATTCTATAATCATTAACAGCCATTATCTACCTCCAAATTCATCTTGTATTCTTCTTACAATGTCATTGCCTTCTGCACTCCACATTCTTTTATCCCAATAAGTACCAGTACCAGCAGTTGTATAATGTTGAACTTTATGTGTGCCATCTTCTCTTACACCATAGTATTGGTATCTCGCATAAGGCGATTCATAAGTTATACTATCTGCTTGAATATTTTTTATAAGTCTTAAATTGCCTTCATCTTTTGGAATATATTTGTCCATTCTTTTGGCACATTCATTTGTAAAAAGTCTTTGTATTCTTCCATTAGGTTCAATTCCTAAATGTGTTTTTATCATGCTTGTTGGTTGAAATTTAACAGACATATTATATGCCTCCTAAATGTATATGTGGTTGACTACCAAAGTTATTATTTTTAATGCTTGTTATATTGTAAATAACATAACCAGATAAATCCTGTTGTGTAGTTATATTGGAGGTAAGAGTGCCTTGTACTAGAATATCACCAATGTTGAAATCATTTATATTTAAGCCACTATTTAGGGCATAAGGTATTCGCACCTCTACACTATTTGCATTGTCATATCCTTTATTCGTACTAGCACTCTCACTACCGAAAAACCATACATTATCGTAACTATGACTTGTCCATACTTCGTTGTGATAAGCATCAATACTTTTATGATAAACAGTTAAACTTCCATTACAAATCATTAAACACCTATATAAATTAAGTGTTCACCATTTATTATTATTCCAAATAAGTAAGTATCAATAATATCATCAAATTCTTCGTTTTTAGCTTTAATAATATCACTTATTTGCCCATAGCTTACACTATAACCATCTATGCTTTCACTTGTAATATTGCCTTTAGCAACATAATTATTTATACTATTTATCAAATTGTATTCGCAAATCTTAACTTCTTGTGGTATTTCATTAGTGTCTTTTAAGCGATTAAAAGTTCTTGTATCAATTTTTTTTCTTGCTTCAAATTCTAATAGATTAAAAGGCGTTAGGTCTAAAGTGCCACCCAAAGCCCTATATTCTTCATAAGTTAGGTATTGTCCACTAAATTCCATAAACGCCCTCCTTTTTCATTAATAACTTACTGTTCCAGTTGTTTTAACTTGTACTGCTAATGAATTTGTAACAATGTCTTTGTAAACCATACGACCTTGTAATGCAGAAGCACCAACGTGTTTACCATCTTTGATATCGTTAAATGTTGGTTCTACTTTCCATTCATCAATTGCTTGACACCAAGCAGGTGCATATACTATCCATTCAACAGTTTCAGGTAATAGATAGTTAGGTTTTACTTGAACACCATTAATTTTACCAATAACACCATTTCTTACTAATTCTGCTCCTAATGTTCCAGCTGTGTTAGCAAATTTAGAATCAGTTAATAGTTTAAGTTCAATGTCAGCAGATACAGCAATTCTTAAATCATTTGTAGAAATTCCTCTTGATTTAAGATTTTTAACATCTGTTGCAATAGCAGTGTAAACATTGTCAGTTGAAGTTTCACTTGTACTTGCATCAATAGTTCCACCATCAGTTAATGCTTTAATAGCAGATAATTCTAGTGCTTTACCTACAACATATCCAGCACTTTCAAGTCTTTGTGCTTTTAGATTATCAGGTACTGCTTCAGCTTCATAACCATCTACTAATTCACTGAATGCTTTGTGTCCATCTACTAATACTTGTAAAAAGTCAGTAGCACTTTGTGTCATAGTGATACCATTTAAAATATCATAATCTGATAATGTAATATCACCATTCCTTGTAGGAACATTAACTGCTCCACTTACTGGACTACCTTCGTAGTCTCTTGAGAATTCATTACGAATATTAAATTCTTTTCTCATTAATTTTACAATGGTATCTGCATATCTTTCTTGTCTTTTATGAGTACCATTTGTAGCAATAGCGTTTGCCATAATTTAATCTCTCCTCTTTTCTTTAAAAATCAATGTCAGGATGTTTAGCTTTTAATATTGCCAATACTCCATCATCTTTTGCAACTGAATTTGTTTTTGTTTCAATTCCTGTTGCTTTTGTTTTTGTATATTTTGGATTTTCAGCCAAGTATTGCTTTAGATTATCTTCAAAATCACCTTCCATTTTACTAACTTTGTATGCAATAAATTCAACTTCATCTATATCAGTAATTCCTGCTTTTAAGATTAAGTTTTCTTTTTGCAAATTAGAAATGGTAGTATCTTTTTCTGTATCTTGCTTTACCAACTCATTATACTTATCTTGTTGTGTTTTTTGGCTTTCTTTCCATTCGTTGTATTTTGCTAATTCTTCCTTGCTTGGAATTCCTTTTTGAGCTTTAGCAAGTCTTTCCTTAACAATATTATTTACTTCATCTTGAGTAAATGTCTTTACAACTTCTTCACTGTTATTTTCTGTTTCTTCAACAGCAGTAGTTTCAGTTTCTACATTTTGGTTTTCTTCCATTTTGATCCTTTCTTTATACTCTTTTAAGTTGGAGTATAACCTTGCCCTAAACCTGCAAGTTCGGTTTATTCTAAAATTCCTTTGAATTCTATATAAATTATATCATATTATTTTAATTTGTCAAAATTAAAAAAAAGCAAGATTATTTCTTGCCATTTTTCTTTTTAGTAATTTTAGGTTTAAGTTCTTTTTTTGTTTCTTCACTATCAATTTTAATTTCAGTATTTAATTTTACTTCTGCTGGTATAATTTCAATAAGTTCTACTGCATTTCTTTCTTTAAGATATAAATATCTTTCGGCAGTACAATTAAACTCATCACCTACTGCTCTAACTATATATGGGTTTTCTGGATTATTTATGTCCTTTCCCCCATAGTCATTAAATTGCACCAATGATTTTACCTTATAATTATCCATATTTCTCCTTTCTACCATTTCTTTATGATAATTAAACCAAATTTCACTTCTTAAACTTTCTTTTTTCCAACCTTTGTTTCCCCTAATATAATGAATTATTTTAGCATTATCTACCACTCCAGTTGTTTCTGTTGAATTGTATATATTGCTTAAATATGTTATTCTATTTCTACATACTAAATTAATAACATCTTGGTCAGGAAACCAATAATGATTATGATTTAATAAATATATCATACTATCATCAAGTCTTTCTTCTCTTATTTTTTTCAAATCCATTAAAAGAACACCACTATTAATATATGTATCATCTAATCCATAAGTCCATAAATGTTTATTCCATTCACCGCCTTCATGTATTCCTGCCAACACATCAAAATCCATTTCCCATAATTCTTCTATGTTATCTACTACAATAGCATCTGCGTCTATATATAATATTTTATTTTCTTTTAATACTTTGCTAAAATAACACCTTAAATAACTTAACTTACTATATTTTGTATTATAATTAGGGCTTTCTTTTGTTATATATTCAGGCAAATTATTAACATTTATAAATTCTATTCTTTTGTCTTTTAAATATGATATATTATCATCTTCTATGAATAAATATACTTTTTTAATATTGTTATGTTTAAATAAAGCATATAATTCAGTCGCTAAATAAATATACCAATTTCTAGTACAACATATTGCAATTATCATAAATACCTCCTAATATTGTACATATTCGCCCATTTGTATTTTATTTTTTAATGTTGTTATTCTATCTTTTATAAAACTTATATATTTAGGATTATCTAATTCATTAAGTAAATCTAACATACCAGCTAAATGTCTGTATGCACAATTATTCCATTCTATTTTTGTTTGCAACTCGCTATCATATTTTTGTTCTTTTAATGAAGTTACGCTTTTGTAATTACATTTATTCCAAGTGTGAGTTACTTGCCCTAAATTAGCATAAGTTTTTATTCTATTAATTAATCTATAATGATAATTTCTATCTTCCATCAATGTATTAAATTCAAATAGCGGTGCTATACTTACTTTGAAACATTTACACCATACCGCACACATTGCACCTATTGTCATAAATAGATCATCTTTGTTTTTGTAAGTGCATTTCCCTGCTGGTTGTATTTTATTATCCATATAATATTGATAGTCTAATGTTATTAAATCTTCATCTTCTATAAACATATTTAATGTCTCTAATACTTTGTCATTCGCTAACCAGTCATCACTATCTATAAATATTAAGTATCCATCAGGGTTGCTTCCTTTAGCTTGCATAATGCCAACATTCCTACTGCCACCATTATACAGCTTTATATTATTTTGTATGCTAATTATTCTTTTATCTTGGTATTTATCTATCACTTCTAATGAATTATCTGTTGACATATCATCTATAATATACATTTCCCAATTGGTATAAGTCTGTTTTAACACACTTTCTATTGTCCTATTTATCCATTCACCATTATTAAAATTAGGCACTATTACACTAAATTTAATATCTTTTTTATTTGGCTTTTCTAATATTTTTTCTATATCAAACTTTTCTAGGTATATAGTTTTAGGTTTATGTTCTTTATAACTACCAATTATTACTTTCTTTGTTGCCATTACATTTATTTCATCATTTTCACTTA